GATACAGAATAGTGGACATAACCCTAACTGAAAAACAGTCATTAGTTTTTCAGACAACAGTAAACGAATTGTTCTGGGGGGGAGCAGCATCAGGTGGCAAGACCTTTGTAAACAAGGTCTTAGCTACAGCCGTGTGCATGGCTATACCAAATGCACAGGTAGCCATTCTTCGTAATACCAGTAAAAACCTTAAGAAAAACTATATGATGGGTAATGCTTCATTACCTCAAATTCTGGCCGATAATATAAAAGAGAAGTCAGTCTCCATAAACTATTCTGATATGGTTATAAACTTTGATAATGGTGCAGCTATACATATGATGCATGCTGAACATATCCCCACCACAATAGAAAACTTACAAGGTCTTGAGTTTGTCCTTATCATTGTTGATGAGGCAGCACTTATATCTTCTGAAATTATTGGTCACTGTCCATCTCGTTTACGTCTTGGGTCACTTAAAATAGAAGACCCTTTCTGGGCTGCACGTTTACCACGCCTGCAACTCACTAGTAACCCCGGTGGTATTTCTCATGGCTTTCTTAAAGGTGAGTACATCGACCCGGCACCCGCCATGACAGAATTTGTAAACGAGGCTGGCCATAGATGTATGTTTATTCCGGCATTTGCCAAAGATAATCCTCATGTGGATCATGTTGCCTATGACAAACAGTTAAAATCAATGGGCGATGATGTAAAGTATGCTCAACTGGGTGAGGGTGACTGGAACGCTGGTGGTGCAGCATTCTTCGCGGATGCATTTAAAAAAGAAAAGAATGTCATACCTGACTTCGATGTACCCAAGGAGTGGAGAATTACCAGAGCTTATGACCCGGGCTACTCATCCCCATTTGGATACGTAATTGTTGCCAGAGTAAAAGGTAGCAACCATGTTATATTTAAGGACGGGACTACCCGGTACTTCCCCAATGATACCATTATTGTTTATAGGGAATGGTATGGTTATGCAGGGGGTAAAAAAATGAATGAAGGCCTACGCTGGCAACACGATGAGATAGCTGGAACCATGCGAGAGAAAGAAGAAGGCTGGGGATTAAGAGGTAGAGTAAGAGCAGGACGAGCTGATTGGAAAATCTGGGATGGAGAACTGAGTGTAATTGACGAGTACACATCCAGAGGTATTAATTTTGTAAAGGCTGATAAAGCTAAAGGCACCAGAACTGCTGGGGCCTTAAAAATGAGAAGCCTCATGTTTGCCGCTCATGAAGAAACTCTGGAAAGACCTGCCCTATTTTTTGTGGATAGGTGTATTCACTGCATCTCAACAATACCTGATCTTCCGGCTGACCCTAAAAACCCTGATGACGTTGTGACTGATGGGGTTCCAGACCATTTATATGATGCCCTTAGGTATGAAGTTATGTCAGAACTCTACTCCGTGGGAACCATGAAAGTGGTTGGAGCTTGACAGTTTCCCACTTATTTGGTATAGCCAAGTAAATTTCCTGAGAAATAACAAATGCCAATTGATACAAAACACCCAGACTATGATGTTCACTCACCGTTATGGAATAAGTGTAAAGACTTTACAGCTGGAGAAGAAACTGTAAAAGCTGCTGGTGATGATTATCTACCAAAGCTTTCAGGACAAAGAGAGCTGTTTTCTATGCTGCTGCTGCTAGAACTGTAGCTGGTCTTGTTGGTGCTATCTTTCGTAAAGCCCCTGTTATAGCTCTCCCTCCCAAATTAGAATATCTTCGAAAAGATGCTACCGGTACGGGCATGTCTCTTACTGAAGTGGCGATTCGTGTCATAACTGAAATAATGATAACTGGTAGAACTGGCATGATCGTTGACAGGTCAGAAGATGGTGGCTCATCATACATAAGTATTTATGATGCCGAGGACATAACAAACTGGTCGCTAGAAGATGACTTCGTAGTTCTAAAAGAAACTACGTTGGTAGCTGGTGATGACAAGTGGGAGTTGGTAGAAGATGAAACATTTAGAGAATTACTATTAAATGAGAACAACGAGTACGTTGTAAGACTATGGAGTAAAGTAGCTTCTACTGAAGAAGGTGACTGGGAGTATGTAGAAATCCAGCCTCTCCAAAATGGTAGACCGATAACTTTTATACCGTTTACTTGTATTGCTGCATCTGGTTTGGATTATGAAATTGACAAGCCACCTATTCTTGATTTAGTAAATGTTATGGAGAAGCACTACCAAATTAGTGCTGACTATGCTAATGCCCTCCATGTTTCTGCCCTGCCTACACCTTTCATATCTGGTAATATAAATAAAGATGACAATGAAGTCTTTCATATTGGTACGGATGTAGCTTGGGTTTTGCCAGAGGGTAGTAAAGCTGGGTTCATAGAATTTACAGGTCAAGGTCTCAACCCAATAGAAAAAGCTCTAGATAAACTTGAGAACATGCTTGCAGCATTAGGTGCAAGACTTATTGAAACACGTAAAGTAGCTTCAGTTGCTGAAACAGCCGAAGGCATACGTACAAAAGAAAGCGCAGCGACTGCCATCCTTTCACAAATAGTTTCTAGTGCTGAAGCAGGAATAGAAAAAGTACTAACTTGGGCTGCAGAAGCTGAGAACGCTGACGCTTCCCAAATATCCGTGAAACTTAATCGTGAACTGGTACAAGCACCGCTTGATGCGAACATGGTTAATGCTCTTACCAAGGCTTTACAAGAAGATGCTATAAGTGCTGAGTTATTCTACCATAACCTTGAAGAGGCTGGTATGGCTACGCCTGACAGCACTTTTGAGTTGGAGAAAGAGCGCAGGGATGTTCAAAGAAAAATTAAGAAGGAAGAAGAAAAAATTATACTAGCTGAGGAAATGGCACTTGCAAAAGCTAAGTCTACTACCGAAGAAACCAATGATAACAACGATCAAGATACCAAGTAGCTCTTGACAACCTGTTTTTTATGTGTTAACTACTGAAACGTAAACTAACACAATGACTTTAGGAGTCACACAAAATGAAAGATTTAAACGATTTGAGCAAGGCTCATTGGTTGATTGTTCCTCCTCGGGATGGCGACGATGATAATAGTAATGATAACGACAGTAACAACGATGGCGATGATAGTGCAGCTGAATTAGCTAAACTGATGTCCACACCAGAAATGCAGGCTGCTATTCAAGCAAAGATTGATGCAGAAGTAACTGGTTTAAAAACAAAGAATTCAGAGTTGATTGAAAAACAAAAAACTCTAAAAAGTGACTTGTCACAGTACGATGATGTAGACTTAGAGAAAATCCAAAAGCTACAGAAAGAAATTGACAATAATGAAGAAATGAAACTTTTGTCAGAAGGTAAGACAGAGGAAGTAGTTGCAAGACGTGTTCAGGCTATGAAGAAAGATTTCGAAGCTAATCTTTCAGCCAGAGACGCAAAGATTGATGAGTACTTAAGTGCTCTCAAGCAAAAAGATGAAAAATTAACGTCTCTTGTAGTTGATGGTCAAATACGAGAAGCGTATGTAAGATTAGATTTCGAACCAACTGCCATGGATGATGTTATTACCTCCGCACGTAATACATTCACTATGGATCACGAGACTGGCATGGCCACACCTCGTGACAACATGGGCAATATCATCTTTAGTAAAGATGGTAAGACACCTATCGAAGCGTCAGAATGGTTAGAAAATCTGTCAGAAACAAAGAAATATTTGCGTCGCGCCTCTTCAGGAGCTGGTGCAAGCGGAAGTGGCAACACTGGTGGTAAACGCGGAAGCGAAGATACCTCCAAAATGAATAGTACTCAACTAATAGCACACGGTTTAAAGAACGGTTTACTATAAGTGGTTGAGATTCGTAAAATTCTTAGGTTGAGTCAGGCTCAAGCTATAATGTATGTAAAATTAGTTTAGTAATTCCAACTTAGGAGATTTAAAATGACTTCTCAAACTTTAGCAGAAGCTAAAAAACTTATTAACAACGAAATCGTTGCTGGTGTTGCACAAGACATCATCGACGTAAACCCTCTGTATGCTTCCCTGCCATTTATTGGCTATGAGGGGCAAGCTATCTTAGTTAACCGTGAAAACGCTCTTGGTGATTCAGAGCATATCTCGGCTGTAACCGGAACAATTGCCGCTAAAGCCGCTGCAACGTTCGTGCAGGATACATTCACTGCTACCAAACTGATCGGTGATGTGGAAATGGATGGCTTGGTTCAAGCTCAATCTACTTCTGCTGGCGTTGATCAAACTGCTATTGAAATTAGCTCTAAGGCTAAATCAATTGGTCGTTTGTTCCAAACTGGTATGGCGATTGGTACTGGTTCTACACCAGAAATGAACTCGCTTCACAGCATGGCTGATTCTGGTCAGTTCACAGCAACAAATGCTGGTCAAACTCTTAGCTTCAAACTGATGGACGAAGCAATGGATTTGGTTCTGTCTAAAGACGGAGAAGTTGACTGGTGCATGATGCCTGCTCGTACAATGCGTTCTTATAAAGTTCTGCTTCGCGGACTTGGTGGAACACCGGGTGACTGGGTTGTAACTCTGCCTGATGGCCGTACTACAATTGCATATGAAAGTATTCCTATCTTCAAGAACACTTTCCTTCCTGTTGTTGAAACAGCTAATGGTGCCGCTATCACTGGTGGTGCTCTGACTTCAGTATGGTTCGGAAACTTCGACGACGGTTCTCAAAAAATCGGTGTTGCTGGTATCCATCCTGCTTCTGTTCCTGCTGGTCTGATGGTTGAGGCCGTTGGTAAACAAGAAGCTAAGGATCAAGAAATCATCCGTGTTAAGCAGTACGCGAACTTCGCGAACTTCAACCGTAAAGGTATTGCACGTCTGACTTCTATCTCAGACTAAGTCTAGAGAAATTTAGATTTAAGAGGCCGTCCTCCGGGGCGGCTTTCTTTTGTCTTGACAAAAGTTTATTACAGTGTACATTAGTATTTTTAAGGAGAACTATAAATGCCTATTTTCGAATATGAATGTAAAGAATGTAAAGTACTAGAAGAACATATGGTAAAAAAGTATGATGACCCTATAAGTTGTCCAAAGTGTTCCCTCCAAATGAGAAAACTTGTTGGTGCTCCCTCCTTCATACTGAAAGGCACAGGATTTTTTGGTACCGGTAGTAACCCCAATGTTAATAAAGGCCCACATATTTCGAACGAGATTAAAGAAATGTCTGATGTAGACCTTAATAGATCACTAGGATTACCTGACGATCATTAGCTCTTGACTGGGCAGTCTCCCTGTGGTATATGCGAGAGAGTAACTAAACCCCATTTGGAGAATCGATATGCCCACAGGTAGATATGTAAGCCATTACTATGCAAGTTTCCCTTTCCCAGCGATTAGAGCTGGTAAAACAGGTGAACCCGAATTAATCACAGAAGCTGGTGCAGTTTCTGTTCTAACAGAACCCACTCAATTTAGTATTGCTCAAGGTTCCGACCAAGCTATGACTTTAGCTGATGGTGACGAAACCCAACGCAAGTTAATGTATATGACTGTCCGTACAACTAATGACGCTGTTGTAACTCCCGCAAATCTTACAGGTGGAACTACAATTACGTTCAACTCTGTTGGTGACTGGGCTGAATTGCGCTTCATTAGTGGTTCTTGGGTAGTTGTTGCCAACAGCGGTGTTGTTATAGCCTAATAGGAGATTATCATGACTGCTACAAGATATAAATATACTGATCACTCTTACGCTGAAGAACCTTTAGTTGCTTTCAGAGCAGGTAAAATCGGTGAGCCGGAAGTAGTAGCTGCTGGTGGTACACTTGCCTCTGGCACAATTACTTTTGCTGATAACCCTACAGCGGCGGATACCATTACTATTGATGGTGTTGTCGTAGAGTTTACTGCTGCTGCTTCAGATGCCACAACTGCTGGTACTATAGGCGATCCTCTTCTAGTGAATATCAAAGTCTCGACAGACCTTACTCTTGATGAAATTCTTGTAGTTTGTAATTCAGGTACTGTTCCAGCGGCCATGCAGCTTGCTACGTACACAGAAGATGGTGCCACCATCCTAACTATTACATATGACAGTTATGGTCTCGGTGGTAATCTTTTCACCTTAGCTGCTTCTTCAGATACTGTTTCAGGAGCATTTTTAACTGGTGGCCAAACTTTGATTAACCTCACGGTTGTAGACGGCCCTACTGACTTAGCTTTAACACAAAATGTAAATCAACAAATGGGATTATTAGATGGTGATGAAGCACAGCGTAAGTTTGTGTTTATGTCACTCCAAGATGGAACGGGTGATGCAGTAATAACACCTGACAATTTAACTGGTGGTACTACCATCACATTTGGCGCTGTCGGCGAGTACTCTGAACTAAGGTTTATGAATGGTACGTGGATACAAACAGCTGGCACTGCGACAGTCGCATAATATAAACTGGAGAAGAAGAGATGGCTTTTTATAAGATTAGTAAATTTTTTAACCCTGAAGGTCGTAATGACGTAAAGTACTATGGTTGTGATTGGAAGCAAGAGAAAGATGGTATGTATGCCGATGTTCCTGACTACGCCGTTGAAGATTATATAAGTGCTGGGCGTATTGAAGGTGTAGTAGCACAAAAAGCACCTGAAGCTCCAAAACTTAAAGATGTTAAACCTGAAGATATGTCAGCTGAAGATGTAGTTACAGGTAATACTGTTGCTGCTGCTGAAAAGAAAGAAGCTCGTGTAGCGAAGGCTGCTGCGGTTAAACCCAAGGCTAAGTCTAAATCTAAAAGTAAAGGTAAGTAATCATGCCTATTCAAATGCCAATGAGTACTGGTGGCCCAGTTCAAGCTGTTAAGCCTTTACCGGGTGGCATTAATGATGCGCCTATAGCCTACACAGGAACTAGTGCTACTAGTTCTGCTGGTGTAGCAGCCACAGGTACTATAACTTTTGCCGACAATCCAACAGCTACTGATACCATTACAATTAATGGTACCTCGTTTGAATTTGTAGCTTCGGGTGCTATAGGCAACCAGATTAATATAGCTGGCTCTTTAGTACTAACTTTAGATAATATGGTTACAGTTTTAGATGGTAGTACGGTCGCTGGAGTTTCTCTGGCTACGTACACCGAAGATGGTGCAACAATTTTAACAATTACTTACGATACACTTTCTCGTGCTGGTAATACTTTTACATTGGCTGCGTCCTCGGATACTCCCTCTGGTGCAACACTGACTGGTGGAATAAACACAGGAGCTGCTGGTGAGGCTTTATATATAATGGCTACTACTCTTTGTCATGTAAGATTTGATGGACAGGCAGCTACTGTCAATGATGCTCCTCTACCAGCAAATACACCTATGGTGTTTTCTGTGAATGTTGGAGATAGAGTTAGCGTAATACAAAATGCCTCTGGGGGCAACTTATATGTTCATGATGTAGAGAAACTATAATGTCAGGTAACTCTGAGTATTTATCTACATACATGGCTAACTGGATACGTGGTACAGATTTACCTACCGCCCCAGTCACTTTGTATTTAGGATTAGCAACTGCTGCCATCACAGGTCTGACGGCACCAACTGAACCAGTGGCTGGTTCTTATGCTCGTGAAGTTATAGCCTTTACAGTTCCATCATTTACTGATATAGATGGTGCGCAGATTAGCTCAACAGCTGATATAGTTTTTACAACCGCCACAGGTAACTGGGGTGATATTACTCATGGGTTTATTTCAGATTCATTGAGTGGTGGTAATGTTTTAGAGAAGTGGGTGTGGCCGGTGCAGAAGACCATTAATATTGGTGATACATACGTAGCGGCTACAGGCGACGTTTTACTGGCATTCTAAAATGCCGATGTTTGTATACAGACCTGACCCCCCTTCCGAGAAGGCATATATATTTGCCGGGTCTAGAGTAACAGCGGCAAGTGGAATAACTTATGGCGGAGATGCTGTGAGTGTTGACACAGGGTCAACAGTAACATTAGGTACACCATATATAGGGCAAAGCTCTACACCTGTCTCAGTAGCTTCAGGCTCCATAGTAACAGCGTTTGGTAACCGAAAATTTACATCACCAGTAGCAGTAGATTGTGGATCAACAGTAAACATTAATTTCGTCCACATGACGAGTTTAAGAATTTATAACGAGGGCGGGTTTAAGGCCGACACGAGGGATTTGAATTTTTCAGGTAGCACAGTCACAGTATCTGGGGATATTGTTACAAATACAGATACAGGCGGAGGAGCCGCAGAAGTGGAATATGCTACACGAATTGATGAAGTCAGCTCTTTGCTGATGTATAAAGCTGAAGCTACACCCGGTTCTGCCGATGCCTCAGCTGTTTGGAGAATCAGCAGGCTGACATTTGCCGCTGATGGGGACGTAACGATTGAGTGGGCTGGTGGTACGAGCGCGTTCGACAAGATTTGGGATAATCATTTGGGATTATCATATTCATAAACATCGGGTATTACCTAGGGTAAGAGCCAACAGAAACAACATAAATATTTAACGCTTACTTAGAGGGTAAACAAAATGCCATTAATTACAGACGGCCCAGATGACCTTAACCAAGGATCATCAACAGCAGCACCAACGTGTGCTTTCACATTATCATCTGGCACAGCTACAACTATTACTGATTCTGGTAGTAACCAATATATTCTTAAAAAGATTTCTGGTATCAACCCAGCTAACGCCGGTGCAGAGGCTCTTACTACACTTGGGGCTACCGGTGCCACTACTGAGAAATCAGTTTATTTCGATACAGCTACTAAGCTGGTTTATTTATTTGAACAAGGTAATATGGACGTTGCTGGTGTTACCATGTTGGGGCTTCACTCATTCATGAAAGCTCGTTGGAAAGATGACCAATACCTAATGGATACTGCAGAGTTCCCAATGGTTGGTATCTCTTTCGCGGCTGGACAGTGGATTTTTGGTCAAGACCCTTCTGGTAACAACTCTGGTTGGAAGCCTGCTGAAGATAATGTTACTGACAGTATTTATACTCGTCAGCTTATTCGTAATGCTGGTTGGGATGAGGTTGATATCAATGGTAATGCGATCAAGAAATACTTTAACGTTACTACTTTGGGTGACTTTAATGCTGCAGGCGATCAGGCTCACTACCGTGTTGGTACTGATGCTACCGATTTGGCTGCTGCTGTTGATTATGTCTACACAGATAAAGTTAACGAGCCAGTTAAGTACTTCGAAGAATTCAGCGGCATAGACACATTCACTTATGTAGATGGTGCTGGTGGTGAGGATACTGTGACCAGAGCTACAGGTTCTTTTATTACTGATGGTTTTGCAGTCGGTGGTCAGATGACTACTCGTGCTTCTAATACCTCAGCCAATGATGGTACCTATCTTATTACTGGTGTTGCAGCGCTAACACTTAACTTTGCTACGGCCTCATTTGACACGGCTGAAGTGGATGCAGTTGCCGAAGTTGCTGCGGATAACTCCAATGCCTTTACGACCTTCCTACGAATTGAAGCTAAGACGTTCGGTCAGGCCAACTTGGCCAACGCCGGTGAAACAGGCATATCTTCTAAAATCATCAAGTTCCCTCTTGCTAATAACGCTGATGTTGATATCACTAAAGCTGACCCTGTAACAGGTGCGCTGGCTGGTACTGGTAACTACGAAGACATTGAGATTCGTTATTTCGATCAAGCCTTCAACCGTGAAGTTGATAGTGCCACAAACAGAAATTTCGGTATTGTTATTGATGTGGGTACTCACTCTGGTGTTGATGGTTCAGCCCCGGGCGCTGCCTCTGTACTAACAACAGCTGAAGCTGGTATGACTGGCTCAGCATTCGTTGGTGGTACACTGCGTATCCATGAGGGTGCAGACGAGAATACTGAATTCCCTATTACTGCTAACACAACATCTACTATTACTGTTACAGGTACCATCGCTTCGGCGACAGATGTGTCCTTTACAGCGACATTAGCTACTCCTCTGGTTGCTACACGTAACGAAATTTACGAACGTATTCAGTACCAGTTGAGACAGGCTGCTGATGTTGATGATACAGATCAGGTGGTTAATGGTAAAACAACTGATGCCTTGTTAACATTCGTTGGTGCCGATTTAAAAATTGGTGATGGAATCCCAACTAATCCTAACGGTGGTGGTTCTGGTGTTGTTATCGAAGGATTCGATTCTAATGATACCAACAACTTGTACTTCACTGATAACAGCGGAACAGAATATACATACCCATTCGTTGCGGCTGGTACGATTACCTTCAGTCAAACACTGGTTGATGACACTGATGGTGAGTACTGGTTGTACTATGACAGAACAGTTAGAACATCTTCTGTTAATATCGTGACAGCAGGTAACGCCGGGTCTACCATGGACATCGTCCACGCTGATCTGCCTGTTTATGTTGTGGGTGACTACGTAAGAATAGGTGGCTTCTCAGACGCAGACAACAATGGACTGTTCGTTGTTACTGTAGAGAATGTATCCAGCTCAGATTATGAAGTTCGTAAGATTGATGGTACCGCCGTTGGTGCTGCTGCAGACACAGGAACAATTCTTGTTGATGAGCATCCTTACCCATCTCCTGATGCATTGATTGTGGATAATAACACTGGAACTGATTTGGCCGGAGCTATTAATGCTACCTCAATAGGTTTCGATTATG